CAAGCTCAAAGCGGGTACGCCATCGTCGTGAGCCGTGAGGGGCAGCGCAGGGCGCAGAAGCTTGTGGAGCCTTCCTTCCGAATGGCGGACCAGAAGCTACTCGCCACCGCGGCAGCTCTTTCCAACATCTACGCAGGCACAGACCTCCCGGAGGATCCTCGCGATTATTCAATCCACTATCGGGCCTTAAAAGCCTCAATGGATGAGCGCAAAGCTCACGCAGAGTTGCTCAAGTCCGAGTCGGAGATGGGCATTGCATCACAAATTGACGTTATGAGAGGGCTCCACCCTGAGATTGAAAGCGACGAACAGGCCCTGGAGCGGCTTCTAAGAGTGAAGCAGATCGAGAAAGACCTGGCGAATTTTGACATGATCCCCGATTCTCCAGCCGAGGAGGAGCTCCAAGAGGAGCCAGAGGCTGAGGAAAAAGAGACAGATAAGACGCCAAACACACCAGAAGATCCACAACCTGAGGAGGGATAACGTGGCAGAAGAGACGACAGAAGCACCAAAGCAGACCATGAGAGCAGCACCCACAAACGGAGTCGGAGAGCCAGAAAAGCACGTGCCCTCCTTCCGCCTGGAGCAAGAGTCCGTGAGGGCTCGAGAGGCGGAGGCTCTCAGAGATTCAGCACTCAAGGAGCTGGAGGGCGTAAAGGCTGAGTACGCCAAACTCAAGAGCGCCTTCGAGAAGGGACAGACCACCTATTCGGCAGACATGCATCTTCTCGAAAGAGGTTTCAAGCATGAAAGCGTTCGAAGGTTTTTCCGCAACCAGTATCGAGACGCCATGCGTGAGCTCCCAGAGGGGAAGCATGTAGACTTCGCAGACTGGCTCGCAGCCAACGAAGAGGACCCGCTGTACGCTGTCCATTTCCAGAACCTTAGCCCAGACGCACCACTCGCTCAGGAGCCGAAAGCTACCGAGGCAGATGCCACAGACGACCACCTGATCAAAGCCCTTCGAGCAGTGCTCAAGGGGAACCCCGATTCAGGGACCGGACAACCAGCCGACAACACTGAGCAGGAGTGGACAGCAGAGGCCATTCGAAAGGTGCGTGCCAGGAACGGAGGCACCCTTGGAGATGCGAAAGACGCCATCCTTGCACAGTGGCGCGCCAAGAAGATCATCAAGTGATCTCTTGACAGGTCCAAAGCCGATGCGGTAGATAACGACAGGACCCGCACCACGCGACCGGATGCGATAGTTTTGTACAAGCCGGGACCTCCTACATCAACACAAAATTAAACGTTTTTTTGAGGTGACTCATGGCCGTTACAGGCGCAACCACTCATGCGAATATGCTCACCAACGGTGGAGCTGTTGCAGAGGTTCTTTCTTCTCTTGTTCTCGAGCAGCTTTACGACCCGACGGATCTAAGGGCTCTTTGTCTCCGTGTGCCTTTCGATGGTGCTGGATCCTCCGTGACTCACGTCACCCAGGACATGGTGCCAGGCGCTTTCGCTGCTCCTGGTGAGAACACCACTACCAACGCAACGGCTTACGCCACCGCGCACTTCGATATCACTGTCGCTCGGTATTCTCGTGCGTATGCTCTAACCGACCTTATTCCAGTGTCGGGAGATGCTATCGACCTGAACCGTGTCGTGCAGAATCTCGTAAACGGCGTGAGCTTGACCTTCACCGATCTGATCTGTGACCAGTTCCACAACGGAGCTTTTTCGAACAGTGTCGGAACGTCAGGCGTCAACCTCTCAGTGGACGACATCTACGATGCCATTTTTCAGCTCACAGCCAGCCTCAACAGTGCGCCGTACGCCTGCGTTCTGCACCCCGTGCAGTTCAACGACTTCTTGAGCTCTCTCCGTGCTGAGACAGGTGCGGCCCAGTTCGCTCCAGCGACCGTGGAAATGCTTGGACAGAAGGGCGTTGGCTACAAGGGCTCGTGGATGAACACCGATTTTTACGTCAGCGATTCAGTCGACAACACCCCCGCCGGCAACTACACCGGAGCCATGTTTGCTCAAGGTGCGATTGCGTACTGTATGGCACCCGTCAGTCGTCTTATCGGACACATCCCAGCCGGTAGCCTTCTGCTCGACGCTGGTGACGTTGTGGTCGAGCTTGACCGCACAGCACCAGATGGTGTCTCCGCAGCTTACGCGCACATGTTTATCGGTGTGAGTGGTGCTGAGGATGCCCGCGGTGTCCGTATTCGCACTGACGCCTAAACTAACCACCCGGACGCTGGCGGCTCCTAAGACTCCAGGGGTCGCCAGCCTCCACCCCTAAGGAGGGATCACATGAAGGAAACGCTTCACCTCACGAAGCCTCAAAAGGAGCTGAACGTTCACCAACAGGACGACGGGCTACCCATCACCTCGAGCCACAAACAGACGTTCAAGTTCGTCTACTGTCATTTTCCAAAGAGCTGGATCTACGACGTAGATCGTGGCTTCTTGCCCGACCTTATAAAGATGGTCGCGCGCCCTGGCTTGAGTGGTGTAAAGAAAGACGGCTCCATGACCCTGGCTCTCGCAAATGTGAGGGAGAAAGGAGGAGTCGTCCTGGACCCGAAGGACGAGCGCCTCGGTCCCTACCTGGACTACGTCCACTTCTACCCGATCCGAGGCGGTGGCAAATACTACGTCGACTTCAACAAGGCCGCGACCGTACTGCCGAACGACGAGATTATCTGGAACAAGAGCGAGCTCCGCGAGACCTGGTATGAGTTCCTCGAGTTTGTCAGAGGAACCACCCTTATTCGACCCATGATCCGAGAGATTTATCTGGCAATCAGGGAGAAAGAACAGGACAAGCTCAACGGGCTTTTAAGCAGGTTTGACAGGAACCCTCATCTAAAGCACCGCATCGAGCTCGCTGAAGCCCGTCTCGCAGGGATGGATCAGCACTGGCAGGAATACAGCAACAGCTTCGCCCCAACACCCACAGCAAAGCCCAGGACACCTGGGAAGAAGGTGGAGCAGAACCATGAGCGGTGAGACAAAAGGAACACGAGAGCGAATCGACCAGATGGTCTCGCAGATGGTCCAGTCTGGCACCCCGGCAGAATACGCCAGGAAGAAGGCTGTCCAAGCTGCAAAAAAAGCAGATAAACGAAACTCTAAATAGCTGAAATCACAGCTAAAGGATTGAAAAGGTCATGGCATTTGACGGGAAAAATCCATTCAAAATTTTAAGGCAAACCTGGAACCCTGGCGGCTACGCCAAGGAGACACTCGACGGAAACAGGACCCTGACGCTCTCTGACGCACAGGTGATCGGCTTCGACTGTGGCGGCAGTGGTCGCGATTTGATTTTGCCTGCTCCCCGCAAAGGCGCGTGGTTCTGGGTTTTCAATCAGTCAGACGCAGCCGAAAATCTTGCTGTGAAGCAGGCCGACGGGACCACTGCTCTCGCTACCATCAATCAGAATGAGAGCGGCATCTTCTTCTGCGATGCAGATGCAGCAGATGATGCGAACGACGGCTGGGATCTGATGGGGCTCATCACAATCGCAATGGGCTGATAGAGGGGGAGAGCTATGAGCTCGACGCTCTACACAGCCAGGTGGACAGGTCCAACTCTAATCGAGCAGGGCAAGTCACAGCAGATCAGCGTTTCTGTCGAGAGGAGCGGCTCAGCCGCTACCATCTCCTCAGGGACTCTAACCCTCTATCGTCCCAACGGGACGGCTTTGGTGGATGCTGTTGCCGGGACTATTTCCGGCGGCACATTTACCTCGGCAGCTATTGCCGGGGCTACCACCTCAGCAGAAAGCCTCGGCCCGCGGTGGCTGATCAAGGTGGATCTCGTCATAGGTGGCACGACGTACAGTTTTCATAACGACGCGGTTTTGTGTCTGGCGGAGCTCTATCCACCCATCGGGCAAACTGATCTCGTCCAGCGACACAGCGAGGCGGCCAACCTGCTCGGGGCTTCTGTTACCTCGCTGCAGCAGTATATCGACCAGGCCTGGAGTGATGTGACGAACCGTCTTTATCTGGACGGGGTGCCCTTTTGGAAATGGCGCACACCCTCAGCGCTCAGGCCGTGCCTTTTCGACAGGGCCCTGGAGCTCCTCTTCTGGGACTATTCCACGCTCCTCAACACGAACGACAGGTACGCGGCATTCGCTCAGCGCTACTCGGAGCTCTACGAGAGGGACTACGAGAGGCTCAGGAGCACCATCGACATCGCTGAAGACAACCAGCTCCAGACAGAGGTCGCAACAGGATCAGCGGTGATCATGCTTCAATCGGGCAGGCGTCGCGGTAGGTTCTACAGGGACTCGGACTGATGACTCCCAACGGTGCCCTAACTGCCGTCATTGCACGTCTGACAGCCGCTGGACTTGTTCAGGCACGCTCACCTGCCGGGGTGCCTAACGCGAGCTCACAGCGTATCTCGAGGTCGTTTGCGGTGCTCCCTGGCAGCATCGGACCCAGTTCCTCTCCGGGCAGGGGAAAGCCTGACGTTGCAGGGCTCCGGGTGACTCAGACTTTCAACATCACCCTCGGCCACCAGCTCAAGCCAGGCGACGGCCAGGAGGCGCCGTCTCAGGCCCTGCAGGACTATCACCGAGCGATCAAATATCTTTCGGCATCGAACACCACCCTCACGCAGGAGGGCGCGATCATCTTCTCGAGCGCCTCCCACACCTACGAAGGCGGTGGCGCCTTCCTGCTGACCCGCTTTTCCCTCAACGTCTCCTACGAGATGAGCTTGATAATCTGATGGCGACACGAGAGCAGATGGCAGGGGCAGCTCTTGACGCTGCCAGGGAGCTCCTCAAGGGTGGAGGCCAGATCCTGGCGACAGCCCGATACCCTGAGATCGACGCCTTCATCGTCAAGCACCACGGCTCACCTCGAGCCCTCACGCCTCAGGAGGTCCAGGTGATGGCGCAAGAGGGAGAGGCCCAGCTTCGCGTCATCCGTCGCAATTGGCCTGTGAGGACCGGCACCTCTCGAGCTGGCTGGCGCTTTCGCGTCACGCCACAGCCTGGACGGGTGGCCCTTGTGATTGAGAACCCTGTCTACTACTCGGCATGGATCACGAAGAAGGGACAGCTTCCAGTCCGACTTGGCGGTCGGCC